GAATCATGAACGGCGTGACCGTGCCGCTTGATGAGCCGTTCGCCGTGCCGACCAAATACGGCACTACCGAAAACCTCATGTTTCCGGGAGATCCAGACGGATCGGCGGCCAACATTATCGGTTGCCGGTGTGGACAGGTTTACGTCCCGGCGGATTTCGACATTCCCGACGACGACAACGACGATGGCGGCGCACTGGCGACACCCCCGGGGCCCGACCTGAGCGCCCGCGAGCGCCTCCTAGATCAGATCTATGGGGAGCAGGCGGTTTTCACTGCCAACCAGAGCGACGCCTTTATCGACGCCCCAGAGGAGCTCCTAAAAGCGATCCTAGCGTCGGGCGATATCCAGCGCATGATCCGCGATACCGGCGCCTATGCTGATTTCGATGGCGGCATATCGATGGGCCGGCACACCCCGGGGGCCGAGGATTACCGCCGGGTATTCCGCCACGAATACGGCCATTTCGTCGACCTGCGGATCGCACAGTCGCGCGACGGCCGACAGGGGCGCTTTGCCTCATGGGTGGCGGCAAGTGACATGCACGCGGACGGCCTCGAGCTACAGGCCGCCCGGTCTAAAACATTCATGGGCGACAAGCGGGCCGCCATCGACGTCGCCAAACGCAACGAGGCAGCGTATTTCGGGGCCGTCAACGACATTGGGGCCCGCTATGAGGACGCCACAGATCTCCTGCGGGCCGAGATCCCAGAGGTCGATCCGGAGGATATCTGGCGCCTATATGGAGCCACAGACCGCAGCAAGGGGGCCGCTGCGATGATTGCCGCAGCATGGCAACGGCGGGACGTGGGGCAGGCCATCGCGGATCTGCCTCAGTTGTTGAGCGGCCAGCGTGTGAGCCACGCCTCGGCCTTCGCAGGCCTACAGGACACGTTCGAGGCCAGCACAGGCGGGAACATCCGTATCGGGTTCGGCCACGGTAAGGCCTATTACACCTCCCGTAACAAGTGGTCTGATGCCTTTGGATTGTCCGCGCGGTTTGGACGCAACAAATACAACGCATTCGCGACCGGGCAGGCGTTCGCTAACTGGTTTGAGGCCTATGGCGACGGGAACCCGGCCGCTTACGCACTCTATCGGCGCCTGTTCCCGCGCACAGCTGAGGCGTTCGAGAAGCTGATCGAGGAGTTCACGGCATGACCCTTTTTGACGACGACAACGCTGTGATGAAGCGATATGTCGAGCTCTACGGCCCAATCCCCGATGCCCGGGCGATGAGTAACGAGGACGCCCTGTTGATCCCTGATAAGGCCCGCGAGGGGTTGCACCGGGGGCGGCGCCTGACCCTGCGCGAATGGGGCGTCCCGGACGATATCCCGGATAACGTCACTATCTAGTTGGACAAGATCCGGGGTTTTGGGCTATATATTGGGCCAATCAGAGAGCCCGTGTATATACTTTGAGGCGAGGAATACCCTAGATGAAACTGACCAACATGGCGCTAAACCTGCAGATCAAGCAGGTATCCGAGGAGGGGGCATTCGAGGGCTACGCCTCGCAAATGACGCGGGATCGCGGCGGGGATATCGTCGATATGGGCGCGTTTGACCGCTCCATCGCCAAGCACAAGGCAAACAACACCATGCCGAAAATGCTGTGGCAGCACGATCCTTCAAAGGTGGTGGGCGTGTGGGATGAAATGCGGCAGGACGAAAACGGCCTCTATGTCAAAGGCCGCTGCGTTCGCTCCACATCCCTAGGCAAAGACTGTCATGAGCTCCTGCGCGCCGGGGCTATCGACAGTATGTCTATCGGATACGTCACCCTTGACAGCGAATATGAGGACGGGGGCGACACCCGCCGTCTGAAAGAGGTGGACCTGTGGGAGATCTCCCTTGTCACCTTCCCCATGAATGAGGATGCCCGCGTTACCGCAGTGAAGCGGATAGAGAGCATCCGTGACGTCGAGCGCCTACTCCGTGATGGAGGGGTTCCCGGCCAATTTGCCAAACTTGTAGCCCTGCACGGCTTTGAGGAGGCAAAAGCGCGAATTGATGCACGCCGGGACGGCGGCAACGAGGCGCTCGCAAAGGCCCTGAAAGAGCTCGGGGCATCGCTGAAACGCAAACAGGAGAACTACAATGCGTAAACAGATGATGATTGCGGCGACTGGCCGTCTCGCGCTGGGCTTCGCCCTGCCGGGTATGAGCGCCGTCGCCTACAAGGGGCCGGTTTTCAACGCCCCCGATGAAGTGGGCGCGGCTCTGGCCGACGTCAAAAAGGCCGTGGATGATGGCAACCGCGCATTCAATGAGTTCAAGCAGAAGAACGACGAACGCCTGAAAGAGATCGAAGCCAAGGGTTTCGACGATGTGGTTCGTCGCGATGAGCTCGAGCGCATCAATACGGCGATTGACACGGCGCAGAAGGCTAACGACCAGTTCGCGGCACGCCTGAAACGCATTTCCCTGTATGGCAACCCGGACACCGACAGCCAGTCGGCCGAGGAGCGGCAGGAAAAGGCATTCCGCTGGTGGGCCGCACGCGAGCACGCGAAAGGCATCAAGCGTGTCAGCCGTGACGACTTCACCGATGAAGCGCAAGAGCAGGTTTCGGCCTACAAGCACGCATTCGAGGCCTATGTCCGCCACAATGGCGATGAGCGGTCAATGTCTCCTGAGCAGCTGAAAGCCCTGAGCGTCGGCTCTGATCCCGATGGCGGCTACGTGGTCGACGCCGACACCGGCGGCCGCATTGTGTCGCGGATCTTCGAGTCTTCGCCCATGCGCCAATATGCATCTGTGCAGTCCATCGGCACCGACGCGCTCGAAGGCCTGCACGACAACGATGAGGCCGGTTTTGGCTGGGTCGGTGAAACTGGTGCCCGGACTGAGACGACTTCGCCGAAGCTGGAAAAATGGCGCATTCCTGTTCATGAAATGTATGCGAAGCCAGCGGCGACGCAGAAGCTTCTGGATGATGCCTTGATCAACATGGAAGCCTGGCTGCAGGGCAAGGTCTCCTCGCGCTTCGCCCGGGCGGAGAACGCTGCATTTGTGGACGGCAACGGTGTTGACCGCCCGCGCGGCTTCCTCTCCTACCCGGATCGCCAGTCGGCAGACACGTTCGAGCTCAACGCCATCGAGCGCTTCAATACCGGCGTGAACGGCGGTTTTGCTGCAGCGCCGAACGGCGGCGACGTGCTGATCGATGCCTTGTATGGTTTGAAAGCGCAGTATCGCAACAATGCGACGTGGTTCATGAACCGCAAAACCACTGGGACCGTGCGGCAGCTGAAAGACAGCGACGGCGCCTACCTGTGGGCGATGGGCATCGCAGCGGGTCAGCCTGCTACCCTGCTTGGCTACCCGTCCGCGTCGTTCGAGGACATGCCGAACATCGCCACAGGGTCGCTCTCCATGGCGGTGGGCGATATGCGCGAGGCGTATCAGATTGTTGACCGTATGGGCGTCCGCGTCCTGCGCGATCCGTTCTCGAATAAGCCTTTCGTCGAGTTCTATTCGACCAAGCGCACCGGCGGCGACATGGTGAACTTTGAGGCGCTGAAACTGGTCGAATTCTCGACCTAATCAGATCATGGGCGGCCCCACGCCGGGGCCCCCTCCCAACGCGAGCTAAACAGGAGGTAGAAACCCATGTATCGCGACAGCAATTCAAACCTTGCGGCGCTGGAAAGCGTCCGCCCCCAAGTGGCAACGGCCGATGTGGACGGCGAAACCGTCGACCTGCGTGGCTATGACAGCGCGACCGTCGTTGTCTCGATTGGCGCCATCACTGGCACCGCCGGGGATGCCGTCGTTACGCTCGAGGAGAGCGACGACGGGACCACTTTCACCGACGTAGCGAACGCCGATATTCTGGGCTCTGAGCCCACGCTTGCGGCGAACAACGACTACCAGTTCGGCTACATCGGCTCGAAACGCTACGTCCGCGCAGCGTTCGCGCTGGGCGGTGAAACGAACGTGGCGGTTGCGGCTATGGTGATCGCGGGCCATCCGCACACCGCGCCGACCGATGAGAGCGGCGCCGCGCCGACCTACACCGGCACCTAAGCCGGGGGCAACACTCCCCACCTCCCGGGGCGCTACGGCGTCCCGGGCCTTTTCCACAGGAGAATGAGGGCTCAAAATGTCAAAAGTTGCACGCCTGCGCGTCTCATATGGCCGCTATAAGACCGGCGAGACGATCCGGGGCACACTTGCCGCCGAACTGATCGAAAAGCAGATGGCCGACGATATCACCCCGAAAAAGAAGCCTGCCAAAAAGGCCGCCCCGGCCAAAAAGGCGCAGGGCAAGGCGCCTGAGAACAAGGCGCAGGGCAAGGCGCCTGAGAACAAGGCGCAGGACGACAGCGGGTTCGACCCCAATGCGGGTTAAGCTGTCAAAAGACTGGCGGCGCTGGGCAAAGGGCAAAGAGCTCACTGGCGGCGCCGCTCGCGAGGCCCTTGCCGACAAGGCCGGTAAGGTGATGAAACCGGGCAAGGCCGAGGAGGCCGCACCCGAGGAGGAGTGACGACCGATGGCACTGCGAAACCCCCGCCTGTTGAACGACTACCAAGGCAACCGGCTGGATACGGGGCCAGCTGCAGAGCCGGTTACGGTCGAGGAGCTCAAAACCCACCTGCGGATCTCTGGCAGTGATGAGGACACGTATCTCGAGGGCCTGATCACCGAAGCCCGGCAGGAGATCGAGGACGCGACCGGGATCGCGTTTATCACCCAAACATGGCAGCTGACCCTTGATCGCTGGCCTGCAGCGCGCGAGGAATGGTGGGACGGCGAGCGCGAGGCGCATATCAACGTGCTCTATGGCGGGAACCGGCAGAATTACGCCTCTGTCCGCCTGCCCCGCTACCCCCTGCAGAACGTCACCGCGATCAACGTTTATGATGAGGCCGGGAACGCCACGGCCGTCACCGTTGCCGACGTCTTCGACATTGATACGCAGCAAATCCGGGGGCGTCTGACGATCAAGCGGGGCGCCACATGGCCGATTGCTCTGCGGGCCAATAATGCCATTGAAATCACCTATGTCGCAGGCTACGGGGCCGCTGCGTCCGCCCTTCCCGCGCCGCTGAAACGCGCAGTCCGCCAGATGGCCGGCTACATGTACGAACATCGGGGCGACTGCGGTGGCGAGGATGCATTTATCGCCAGTGGAGCCAAAAGTATCTTGGGGCGCTATCGCGACGTCGAGGTCTGAGCCATGAAAACGCAGCGAGTGGAGATTACGCAGGAGGCATGGGTCGAACTGGCCCTAGGGTCTGCGGCATTGATTGTTGAGAGCCTGAGCTCGGGCCCGTTCCTCCTGCATTTCTCAAACTCGGCCACAGCCCCGGATCTCGACGCGCCAGCGCACGAGGTCCAGACGTTTCGCGCCGTGTTCGACTTCGACATTATGGCGTTAGCGCTGGGGCAGCGCGTGTGGGCCCGCGCGAAAGAAGGCACCGCGTCCCTGATTGTCTCCCGTGACGTCGACGTGTGGGTCGGGTTCCTTCCGCTCAACAGCGATGCCCTGATCACGTCGTCAGGGAATACGTTCACAGTTAAGGAGGCCTGACCACATGGCAGACTATCAATCAGCCTACACCGGCGCAGAGATCGACGCAGCGGTCGCCCGGGCGCAGGGTGCCGTCCAATATACCGAAACCGGCTGGGCACAGTACAGCGATACCCAATATACCTCGGGATCTCCTCTGGCGATCTCGGCCGACACCGACACGGTTCTCCCCAATAACGCCGGGGCCGTCATTGAGAGCCAGAAGCCAACCGATATCACGTCTTTTTATGCCGATGGAAAGATCACCGGCCGGAATGGCGACGGCCTCCTGATCACAGTCAACGCCAAGCTGTTGCCGACGTCCGCGTCGACGTCTTTGGCTGAGATCTGGTTTGATATCGGGGGGTCCGTCGGCGAGATCTACCGGCGCCCTATCTCATTCCCGAAAGGTAACGGGATTGTGCGGCCTTTCAGCTTCACCGTGGCGGCCTACACGCTGGGCACGTGGGAGGCGAACGGGGCGACACCCTACATCCGGGCAAATGGGACGCTCTCGATCTATGATATCGACTATATCCTGACCCGTAGTCACAAGGCGAGGTAACAGGCTATGAGCGGACTTGCAAAAGCACTTCCTTGGCTCCCGGTCGCGGTTGTCGCCGCCGGGGTGATCGGTACGGCAGCGGTCGACAGTTGGCGCCTGAGCGCACAGGCCGCAGAGATCGGCGATATCGTCGACGACGTGAAAGAGAACGAGGACACAATCGAGTTGATCCAACGCCGCCTGATCGAGCGACAGGGCGAGGTCGAGTTACGGACGCAGCGGATCGAGATTGAACAGCGCGCACAGAGCGAGGATTTAGAGCAGATCCTGAGACTGTTGCGCCAGATCCAGCGGGGAGGGGGCGATTTTGCCGACTAAATGCTGCGATATCCGCGCAGGGGATCTGCGATCACTGATCTATATCGAGCGTAACACGCCCGTAAGCGACGGCGAGGGGGGTTTTGTGGACGCATGGGCCGCAGATCCCGCCGGGGGCGCTTGGGCCCGTGTGCGAGCATCCAGCGGGGCAGAGCGGTTTTTTGCGCAACGCCTGACCCCCGGGAACCGCTTTAAGTTCGTCATTCGCTTCCGAGGTGACGCCAACGGGGCGCCCTACTACTCGGCCGCCGACCGGATCATCCACAACGGACGGACCTACGGTATCGAGGGCGTGGTCGACGTCGAGGACGACCGGCGTTATCTTGAAATAACGGCGGTAGAGAACAAGGCGTCATGACATGCAGATCCAGCTAACAGGGACAGAAGCGTTCTTTGCGGCCCTCGCGCAGGTGCGAGAGGCTGGCGAGGATGCCGTTGTCGATTTCGTGACCATCGCCACGCTGTCCCTGCATCGTCGCGCCGTGCGCAGCATCCAGCGCGGGCCTGCATCCGGCCGGATCTACCAGAAATACAACCCCCGGCGGACACACCAAGCATCAGCCCCGGGCGAGGCGCCAATGTCGGATCAAGGTGGACTGGTCCGGTCGATCCAGTTTGAACTGCCGTCCTCTGGCGATAAGAAGCCGGAGGGGGTGGTCGGGACCAACCTCCCGTATGGTAAGTTTTTGGAGCTCAAACCGTCGACCCGTGGTGGCCGTCCGTGGCTGAAACCGGCGTTTGACCGCACCGCCGCAGACGCCCAAAGGCTTCTGACAAGCACCTACAAGGCGCAGGCCCGCAAACGCAAATAGGAGGGGCGACAGGTATGGCTACAGATTTCCATTCGACAGCGAAAACGCTGATATTCAACGCCCTTGATGGAAATATCACGGGCGCGCAGGTTTACGATCACGTCCCGTTTGAGCCAGAGGGGATGCCCGATGGCAACTTCCCTTATGCGTCCATCGGCGAGGACAGCGAGTTGACGCCCTTTGATACCGACGATACCCGGGGGGCGTATGTGGACGTCACTGTCCACCTGTGGAGCCGCTACAAAGGGCGCAAAGAGGTCAACGGGCTTTTGGATCAGATCTACAACCTGTTGCACAGGGCCACGCTGTCCGCAGCGGGCTACAATATCCTTGACTGCCTGTTTTCGTTCTCCGACGTCTCGACAGAGGAAGATGGGATCACGCGTCATGGTGTGATAAGGTTCCGGCTGACAGTACAGGAGGCATAAAACATGGCTGGTTTTAACGGACGGGAGTTGACCGTCGATTTCGATAGCACAACCCTTGTAGGGGTGCGCACCCGGGGGCTCTCAATCTCTGCAGAGCCTGTGGACGTGACCACGGACGACGACAGCGGGGAGCGCACGCTTTTGGCTGATCCGGGATCGCGTAGCGCTGAGATCAGCGTCGCGGGCATTACCTCTGATGAGGTTCTTATTGCAGAGATCCTTTCCGGGATCACCGGGCGCACGCTGAAAGGCGCACAGGTCAACCTGCCGTCCAATCTGGCAACCCCGGGAAATGTGACGTTCGACGCCTTTGTGTCGAGTGTCGAAATCACGGGCGAGCATGATGGCGCGGTCGAGTTTACCGGCACCCTCATGAGCGCCGGGGCGATCACCTACACCGCGTCGGCGGCGTAAACTGAAACCCTGCTAGGAGAGAGCACATGCGGGATTTGACAATCGAGGCGGCAACCGGGGAGACGCACACCCTCACTGCCACTTGGAAAGCAAGCATCGAGATCGCCGATAAGGTCGGCGATCCACTCATGATCGCGCGGGAGAGCGCACTCGAAAACGCCATGTTGGCGGCGCGAATGCCGTACCAACCCAAATTCTCATTTACCGCCAAGAACGTCGCGCAGGTGGTCCATATCGGTCTGCGGGCGGCGGGGTCCGACATGACCATCGAAGACGTGCAGAATATGGTTTTCGACAAAGGGCTCCTGCACGCGCAGCTGTGGGCGGCCGACTATATCGCGCTCCTAGTTACCCCCAAGCCGAACAAGATCGGCGATGATGTGATTGATGAGGTGGACGACGCGACCGAAGCGGGAAACGCCTGACGCTCCAAGGCTGGCGCGGTCGGGTTGAATATCTCTACACGACTGCCCGGGTTTGGGGCATACAACCATCGGAATTCTGGGGTATGTCGCCTTGGGAGTTTTGGCTAGAATTTGACCGCCGCGTCGACGATCATAGGCGCGCAGAACAAATGCAGGTAGGCGGCAAGTCCGCCCCGGCGTCGGCAGTCCGAGAGGCGCAGGCCACGGCCCGGCGACTGCACAAGGCCAAGATGCAGAAGAAGGAGGCCGCCAAGTGACAACCCTCGCCGCCCTACACGCCCGGATCACAGGCGACGCCAGCGATTACGTCGCCACGACGAACGAGGCCGGAAAGGCCACTGACACTTTCGTCAACAAGGTCGGCCGGTCGCCAACGCAGGGCGCAACCGGGGCAATGGGTCGCCTCAAAACATCCCTTACCGGCCTGTCACGCTCACAGGGGGCGCGAATGCTTCCTCTGCAGCTGTCACAGGTAGCGCAGCAGGCGGCGGCCGGTACGCCAGTTCTTAACGCCCTTGCGATCCAAGCGGCGGATATCGGTCTGATCTTTGGCACGGTCGGGGCCATCGCGGGGACGCTGGCAACCGTCGCCATGCCGGTTCTGATTGGGGCGTTCTCTGCCACTGAGGAGGAGGCAGAGACGCTCAACGAGCGGCTTGATGGGTTCCGGGCGGCACTTGAGCGGGGCACAGAGGCGGCAGAGATCGCACAGACCCCGCTGCATGAATTGCGCAAGACATACGGCGCCCTCGCTGAGCAGATCCAGTTTACCGCCCGGATCGCGGCACAGGCGGCGTTTTCAGACGCGATCCGAGAGTTTGACGCAGCGGTCGACGAATTGGAGCCGACCCTAGGGGCCCTCAGCGGCGCCCTGCAGGAGTATGGCAAACGTTCCGAGGAACTCGCGATCATCCAACGGACCCTAGGGGAGCGTACACTGTTGAACGCCTCGGCCTTTGATGAGGCAGAGGCAGCGCTTGATCGCGCGGCCGCCAAACTGGGTGAAGTGGCGGCCACTATGGGCCTATCGAGCGGCGAGGCGGTGCGGCTGCGCGCCGCTCTGGATAAGGTCGCAGGCGCGCAGGGCATGGAGGCCGTAGGGGTCGCGGCCGGTGAAGCGCTCGAACAGATTACCGGGATGTATGATGAGACGCAGAACATCCCGCCGGAGGTCGCCAAGGTCATTGACCAATTGCGGGCCATGCAGGTAGAGGCCGCAAAGGCTACGGCCCAAATGGCGGCTCTCGCGGACGAGAGCGAGCGTGTAGCGAATGCAGGCGCGGGCGACAAACCCAGCGGCAAACAGACAGACAGCGACGATAAGGGGGGCGATAAGGGCACTTCCGACGTAACGCCCCCGGAAACCGGTCGCGGCGGCGGCGGCCGGGCACGATCTCAGGACACATTTCAGCGGGATCTTGAACGCCTGCGCGAACAACTCGCGACAGAGATCGAAGTCGAACAGGAGATGAACGACGCCCGGCTCGAAATGCTGCGGCAGGCGCACGAAAACGAACTCCTGACCCAACAAGAATATCAAGACTTGATGGAGCGCGAAAAGAAGCGCCACGCAGAGCGCATGGCGGAGATCGACGTCTGGCAATACGGCACGTCTCTGGACAAGTTGGAGACGTTCCTAGGCGGGATGGCTACTGCATTTGCATCCGGCAACGAACGCATGATGCAGATCGCTAAGGTGTTCGGCGCTGGCGAAGCCTTGATCAATGCTTGGCGGACCTATTCGCAGGTCATGGCAGACCCGTCTTTGCCGTGGTATGCGAAACTACCTGCAGCGCTCTCGCTTTTCGGGTCGGCCGTGCAAGCCGTTAAGGCTATCCAAGGCGTCGGCAAGGGCGGATCAGGACAGCGGGCCGCAGGAGGTGGCGCAGCGGGCGGGAATGAAGCGCAACCCGTACAGGCAGAGGCACAGCGGCAGAACCGCACGCTTACCTTGATCGGGGATCGGTTCAACCGGCAACAGGCGATCCAGATCGCCGAATTCATGAACGACGGGACAGACGACGGCCTGCGGATCAGGGGGAGATAAGCATATGCCTATTGCGATTTCGGGCACTCTGGCAAACGGGAAATATCCGCGCATCCTGCACAGCGGAAACCGGTTGAAGCCCCACACGTTCGATCCGGGGGTCCAGCAAGACGACAACTACCCGGCCTTTGCAATCGACGATGGATCGACCGTCGATCGATGGCGTCCGTTTACCAATTCTCTAAGCAATCCCAACAGCTTGGAGGAATGGCAGACGCTCAATTGCACAATTGAGGACGACAACCAGACGGTGACGGCCGACAACATTTCCGGGGCCTGCCGGATCTCCCTTACCGGGCAGCAAACGTCTGCACAGGGCTTTATTATTGCGGCCAAAATCGCGCCCCTGACCTATGGTTTTATCCGCCTGTCCTATGACGACGGGACAACGACGCATGAGGCAAATTTTGACCTGACCGACAATACGGTCATTTCGACCGGCGGGGGCGCTTTTGCGGAGACGATTACCCGGCAGATCGATGGGTCGATCATGCTCAAATTCGCCGCGAACATGAGCTCGAGCTCTGCAGGTATCATGCAGCTGCACTTTATTGACGACGCAGGCGGCAACACGCCGACCCTGACGACAGCGGATAAATTCAAGGTGCTCGAGCTCTATAAACACCTCAATTTTGCGAGCGTCGACATTTTCACTCTGGGGGCAAAACCCGCCAATATCTTTTGCGCCGCAGGGCTCAACATGGCGGACAGTGGCGGCCGCATCCAGATCTTGCACGACGAAAACGAAAACGGGATCTATACGCAGATCGATCAGTTGGACCCGACGGATCGCGGCCCGGCAATGTTCCTGTTTGACGAAATCACGTCCGCGCGCTGGCGGATCTCGATCTCGCGAACCGTTATGCCAGAGATCGCGGTCGGCTGGTTTGGCGACGCTCTGGTGTTCGAGCGTCCGTTCTATGGCGGCTTCACAGTGCCCCGAATGGATCGCAACACGCAGATCATGGGGAACATCAGCGGCACCGGGGAGCTCCTCGGGCGGTCCAAAAAGCGCACAACCCTGAGCGCCTCTTATTCGTGGTCAAACCTGACCTACGATTGGGTCCGGGCCAACCTCGACGGGCCCGACGGCCTGATCCAGTCGGCGGAGAGCGAGCCCTTGTTCGTCGCGTGGCGGCCATCCGAAACGCAAGACGTTGACTATCTCATGAGGGCGCAGGTACAGGCCCCCCGGGCCGCAGGATCGCGCGACCTGCATTCTTTCGGGATGAGTGGGGAGGCTTACGCCTATGAGTGACAAAGACAGCCTTGACCGGGAGCCTATCGAACTAGTGGAAATCGTCCTGCCCCGGTGCATCAACACCTATGGCGTAGCGCCCTGCACAGCGTCCGGGGGCACCGGCTCGGAATGCTTCAATTGCCGGGCCACCTGCCAAGACGTAGACAACTACCGCGACACGCCAGACCGGCACCTTACACCGGATCTGATCCTTACGCAGGGTGACGACGTGGGCAGCGGGGCGGTTACACGCAGCGCCGATATATTCGCGGCGTTCGAGGTGTGGTTCTCGGCAACACCTTCCGGCGTGATCTGGGAACAAGGGGGCGCGGCCAACGGCTCCTATCTGGGGGTTGATAGCGGCAACCTTGTTTTCGAGGTGTTCTCGAGCAACACCGGCACGATATCGGTGGACGCATCACAGTTCGCCGGGAAAACCATGTTCCTTTACGTCGAGATCGATTTCGTCGCGTCCACCTCGGCCGACATGATCCTTTGGGCGTTCGATCCGGTCGAACTCTCGCTAACCCAGCTGGGCACCGCGTCTTTGGTGCCCGGTGGGCAGTGGGCGGGTAACGGTGTTGGCGGGATCGGCTTTACCTCTGGCGCCACTATCGGCGGGCGCGATGATACCGACTGGTCCGGGACAGTGAGCACTGCCCGGTTTTACGACAGCCAGACCGCCCCGGCGGATATGTCAGACAACTTCGCCGCATCCCTGTGGCTGGGAAAAGGGGTCAAGGGCGAACCTGTGGATGAAAAATACATCCTCCCCTGCCTGCAGGACGTCGGGACCATTGGGACGCGCATCAATCTGAGCGCCTCAGACGATAACTATGAACCGTTGGGGCGTCGGGCGACTATGAGTTTCACGGCCTCAGATTTCACCCACTCCGACATTACGCAAGACCCCTATGTCGCGACACGGCCCTACAATCCGAAAGAGCGCTCAACGTTCTGGCGCAAGTGGCTTGCCCGGCAGAAATTCGGCAAGGTGGGCGCCCTTGTCCGCCGTCACGTGGGCTATGCCGGCCAACCCCTGAGCGCCTATGAGCGACAGGCGTTTATCCTCGACAAGGCCACTTGGATCGAGGATGGGGTTGATTTTTACTGCCGGGATATCTTGTCGCGCACAGAGTTTCGCAAGGCACAGATCCCGGCGCCCTCTGGGGCATCACTGAATGCGGCAATCACCGATACCGACGTTTCATTTACGGTCGACGACGACGTAACGGCGGATTACCCGGCAAGCGGCACGGTGCGGATCAATGATGAGATCATGACATACACGGCCATCGCGGCGGCCGGGGCCCCAGTGGTCACGACGTTCTCTGGCCTGACCCGTGGAACCGACGGATCGACCGCCGAGGCCCATGATATCGACGATCTGGTCCAAGTATGCCGCCGGTACACATCCGCCGACATAGACGACGTTTTGCGCGAATGGCTGATCGAGGACAGCCGGATCGAAGGGCAATTCGTCAACATGGATGAAATCGAGGATGAGGTCGCGGCCTATCTGGGGGCCTACAGCATCACAACCCTTTTGACCGAACCGACCGGCGTTGATCAACTTGTCGGCCGCCTCAGCGCTGAGTGTTCGTTTTTCGTCTGGTGGGATGAGCGCGACCAGCAAATCCGCTTCCGGGCTATCCGGGCAGTGAGCTCTGGCGACGTGGTGGCTAACCTGTCTTATGGCGACAACATCATTGCGGATCGGTTCCAGTTGACAGAGAAACCCAAAGAGCGCTTGAACGTGATCGCGTTCTATTACAACCCAATCGACTTTTCGGGGGATCTCGACAAGGCGACCAACTTCAAGAACGGGCTGAAAGTCGTCAACGGGACGACAAGCCTGCCGGAACAATACGGGAACCTGATCCAGTCACGGGATATTTACTCGATCTTTTTGACCACTGAGGCCGAGGCAAACCAAACCTCGAGCCGCTTGGCCGTCCGTTACGCAGATATCCCGGTCTACGCAGAAATGTATGTTGACGCCAAGGATCGCGAGATCTGGGTCGGGGATGTGGTGACGGTCGAACATCCAACCCTTGTAGACGCGACAGGCACGCCGCTGGACCGCCGGTGGCTTGTGATCGAGGCCGAGGAGGTCGACCCGGGGCATATTGTGCGGTATGTTTGCGCAGATATCACGCTTGATGGGATCATTTACCGGATCACAGAGAACGGGATCGGCACCTATACGGCGGAACTATTTGCCGCAGGGAATGCGTTTATCACAGACAACGCAGGCCTGAACGCGGACGGATCAACAGGAGCGACGATTAACTGATATGGCCGTAGCTTGGACAGATATCACAAACGCGCAGGTTGCCGCGGGGGCGGCCGTTACGACAGCCCTCATGACAGCCTTGCGCGACAACCCAGAAGGCATCGCACAGCGCGCCCCGGGGGCTCCCAAGATCTTTGGGACGCCATACGACTATCAAGAGTTCACATCCTCGGGCACTTGGACAAAGCCGTCCAACGCAGAGAGCGGCGACAAGGTGGTCGTTCAAGTCGTGGCAGGCGGCGGCGGTGGGGCCCGTGCATCCACCCCAGCGCAGGGCGGACAGGGCGGCGCTGGGTCTTATCACAAATATGAGGATATCGACGATTTGGGGGCGACTGAGAGCGTCACAGTCGGCGCAGGCGGTACATCCTCGGGCAGTTCCGGGGGCAACGGCGGCGATAGCACGTTCGGCACTGGTGGCGCTGCATCCGGTGGCGTGTCGCCTATTTTCCAGTATGCCGAGGGCGGGCGCGGCGGAACAACTCTCGCCTCGACCAACACCCAAAAAGGCAAAGTTTCATGGGGTAGTAGCGCTCTGCGTACTTTGGCCGATATATTCCATTTTGGGTTTATCGGGGGCGCGGGTGGAGACTCCTCATCCACTGCACCTGCAGGCGGCGGCTGCACTTTCGGCGGCGGCGGTGGAGGCGGCAACACGGGCGGCGTGCCGTCAACTACCGGATCAGCTGGCGGCCACTCTGCCTACGCCGGTTATGGCGGCCAAGGGACCGGCAACTCTGGGGATGTCAACACGTGGGAGATTGACGGCCAATTTCCCGGAGGCGGTGGCGGGGCAGTCCATACCGGCCTATCTAACGACACCGTTGGAGGGACCGGCGGGGCCGGTGTGGTCCGGGTCTGGTGCTATCGGGAGGAAGCGTAAGCGATGGCGAATGATTTTGAGCGTGCGGTCGTGGTCGACCCTGATGGCTATTTCATGGCGGCTCTGCAGTGGGAAAAGGGAACCCCCGCGCCGGATCTGCAAACACGTCTGACCAAGGGGTCGGCACCTAAGCTGATCATGCTGCGCGACCCCTACGCTATCGAGCACGTCAGCCCGGCGTATCGGTGGGACTTTACCCCCGTTAGGGAGCAACCAGACCCGGACGGCCCAACGCATTTTGTGCGTGCCGGGACATGGCAGAAACCGACCGAACGTCGCTGGATTGTCAGCCAACGGCGTGATTTCCCGGATCTGTGGTTTCTTACAGGCGAGCGCGCGATCTGGCCTGAGCGTCCGCCACGGCTGGCAGAGGGCGCCAAGTTTGTCGACGCCGAGCCCCCGGCGGATCGCACAAATAAACCCATATGGCATGATGCACGCGGCGAGTGGGTTCTGCCCCGGCGGTTCCTTGTCTGCGACGCGGACGGCTGCGTCCTGAATACCGTTCTGTCCTATATCGAGGAGGATCGCCCCGAACTGCCCGACGGCGGGTATTTCGTCGAGGAGGTCGAGCCGTTGACCGGGATCGACAGTCGCGGCGAGACGGTGCCGGTCGCACAGGGCGATATTGTCCGCCCGGACGGATCGGTCGAGATCCGCGCAACGCCGCAATATCGCGAGGTGCCGGTCGAGCACCTTATCCGGGCTATGGAGGGCGCCAAAGTGTTCGATGCCTTTGTCGGCTTCCTGCGCGACAAAGGTATCTCTGTTGACGCATTCCGGGGGCTCGGGAGCGCCAGCATCGGAACCGTTGTTATCCGGGACTTCATCGATCAGGCGGACGGACTGTCTACGTCTGAGGCCTATCAACAGATACAACTGCGAGCCGAGGAAAAGCACGACGCAGAGCTCGCCTTGCTGGCAGTAATGCGGGGGTGATCGAATGACGGTTAAGGAGGCGGTAGAACGGGATAGCGTGGGGATGCGATGGGTGCGGACAGCCGCAACCACAATAACAGCCGTTGCGGGCGCGCTTGTGGTGGTCTGGGCTACTGTAGTTTGGACGGTGGGCCCGCGTGTGAACGCATGGGCCAACGACTTGATTGATGATGCAACCAAGGATTTGCAGATCGAAGCGAGTAAATCGGCCGCACACCTCGACCGGCTCGACAAGGTGGTCGAGCGACTGGAAAAGAACGTCACGGCATTAGGGGAGGCGGTTGCCCAGAACGTCGCCCCGTCGTGGCGGTTCTCCTTACCCGACACCAGCATCAGTGACGGCCGTATCGGCGGCAAGGTTATAATCACGGCCGGGGGCTACAAATTGCGCGAATGCGGTATCCCCCGCGTGGATCTCTATTTTATCAACGGCGGGGGCGCCTATCACCGTTTTGTAAAGTCGTCCCTCCTGTCAGACACCAATCGCGGCGTCGCACTCCCCATGGACCCCGACCGGCTGCAGGTCATAAGCTACACCGCCGAAATCCCTGCGGACGACGGCGTATCCCCCGGGCGCGGGCACGGCTATATCTCCGTCACCTACCCCGACAACTGCCCCGGCGTCCGAGAGGAGACAGCCGGGCCCCTACAGTTCAGGATTTTGCCCAATGGCTAGGAATAATTTTGGCCCCGTCATGGATCAAGTTTACAAGCATGAAGGCGGCTATGTGGACCACCCCAAAGATCCCGGCGGGGCGACAAACATGGGGATCACCCATAGAACCCTTGCAGCTGAGCGGGGTCGGCCCGTCACAAAACAGGACGTGCGCGCCCTCTCGCGCGATGAGGCGGACGAAATATATCGCCGCAGATACTGGCAAGCCGTCAAGGCCGACGCGCTCCCTTACGGCCTCGATCTGGTGGCGATGGATGGCGCAGTAAACTCAGGCCCAGCGCGCGGCGCAAAGTGGCTGCAGATCGGCGTCGGCGCCAAGGCGGACGGCAAGGTCGGCCCCGAGACAATCACCAAGGCACAGGGCGCCAGTGTGCGGGCTATTGAGGTGGCCTGTGACGCGCGAATGTCGTTCCTGCGGGCTCTGCGCCACTGGGGCACCTTTGGCCGTGGGTGGAGCCGCAGGGTGGCGTCTGTGGAGGCGGTAGGGACACGCATGTATCTTATGTCAGCGCACGGGCGCACCGTGACCCGTTCCGGGCTCGAGGAGCGCGTTACCGTCGCAGAGGAGCAGGCACAGGATGAGCGTCGCGCAGGCGGCGTGCAGGCTGCAAGCACTGGTGCGGGTGCAGGCAGTGGGGCAATGGCGGCCGACTTGTCGCCCGCAATGATCTCGGCCCTAGCTCTCGGGGTCGGGGTCATTGTGGCCCTGTTGATTTGGCGGGCGGTACGAAAGGCCCGTTACCATGAGGATCGCCGCGAAGCGTTTGCGGCTCAAATGGAGTATATCAAATGAAAGGTTTCAGAACCCTAGCCGTGAACGCGGTGGCGGCCCTCCCGGTCGTCGCTAACGTCGTTGTTTCGCTCAACTCTGAGGGGCTGGCAGCGTTGATCCCGGCGCAATATATGGGGCTGTACACGCTGGCGGTGATCATCGCTAACGTCTACCTGCGGTCCATCACCACGACACCCATAGGCCGTCGCGACCGGGCGGGGCCCTGATATGTGGGGCGCTATCTGGAATTTTCTGACCGGGGGCGCGCTAAATCGCGTGCTTGATACCGTCGACAAGCGGATCGAGACTGACCAAAACCGCGACAAGATCAAAGGCGATATCCTTATCGCCTCGATCCGCTCCCGTGGCGACTGGATGAGGGCCGGGGGCTTTGTGCTTATGCTCCTGTTTGCGGTCCCTCTGGCGGCCTACTTCGCCTATGTTTTGGCCTACTCAGCCCTGTGGTGCTCGCGGTGTATATATCCACAGGACTTTATTGTCGCGGCTCTGCCCCCGCCGTTCGACGAATGGTCGGCGGCGATCATTGTGTCGATCTTTGGGGTCGTCGGCGTCGGCCTTGTGACCGGTAAGGGCAAATAAAAGAAGCCCCGAGCGAACCCGGGGCCAGTGAGGCAAGCCATGAAAGGCTTTGAGCAGTATTCAAACGGCAAACTTGTCGCCTTGAACGCATCCAGACTAGCCGCGATCCCCTTTGAGTGGCAACCGGAAAAACGCCTTTCCGGTGCGCAGTGACTGCAGGCCGACGGACAGGGCGAGCGCCAGAGAGGACGCATCCTCAAAAGGCACGGCAACTAACAAGGTTTTGGCGTTCGCCGGGATCTCACTCTCGAAAGAGCGCAGCTGCTCTATAAGGGTTTCGAGGTTCTGCGCGTCGCGGTCAGAGATCGAGAGGGGCACGCCTTCTAGGAATTTGTTAAGGTCCATTTCGAGCCCTTTCATGCGCCGCGCGGCCGAGGCGATTTGCCAGCTGGTCCAGCTGATCGGGTGACAGCCCCGGGTGGTCGGCAAGGACGGTGTAGGCGATATTCAAGAGGTCGTCGCCTTTGATACGGGCGAATGCGTCCCTTGCCATTTCGGTCGCCACATAGCAGCGTTCGCGCTGCAGATCTGTTCTGCGGGACGTCATGACGGACCCCCAATACGCAGGCGCCCTGCCGTCTGATCGTCCAGCAATGTGCGGCCTTCTCCGAAGGATACGCACAGGCGCCCCAGCTGGTCGACATAGAGTGGCGCGTCGAGGGCCAGAGCGTCGATGCCAAGCTTATCCTTTGACGTCGAGCCGTTGGCATACAGGCGGACGTATCCCCCGGCCGCAGCGGCAAACAGCTTGCCCTCCCGTTCGTACAAGTCGGCCACTTTGAACACGCCTCCGATTTTCAGGATAGCGGTTTCACCTTCAAGCTGTTTGAACATCAGAACGCCCCCCGGCAGTGTTCATCCATCATGGCGCGCAGGGCTTCGCGCTCCCGGGGCCAGTCGCCAGCGATAGCAACCCCGGCCAGCGCGTATGCAAGGTTGATGATTTTCTCGACGACGCGGATCTCGCGCGGATCGGTCAATTCAGCGCCCGGCGCACCGGTCACGGCCTCGATATTTTGGCGGATCGTAACCAGATCCTGCCCGGTGCGGTCGTGGATATCCACGGCCATAGTGGCGACCGTGATCGTTACCGGGCCGCAGGGGTCGATTTTGGGGCGCGATGATTTGCCGTTCGATATGTCCTGAGCCTGCGCCGAGATCCCGACGGTAAGGGCCAGAGCGGTGGCTGTGATTGTCTTAAACATGGCAGGGGGCTCCTGTGTTAGAGTGGGGTGGCTTTGATGTACCGGCGGCACTTGTCGAGCTCTCGAACGCCATCGGCAGATCCGCGTAGGGAAAAGTTTAGCAGGCCTTTGCCCTCGCGGTCGATCACGTCAAGTTTGTGGTAGGCCATGAAGTCTGCCACAAAGCCGCGCTGTGCTGGATCTTGCCCGAACACAAATTCGACGACATAAAGGCCCTTCTCTCGGTAGTATTTCGACCGGGCACCGCTGAGGCTCCACTGTGTCGACTGCCTGCCGGGCGAGCGCATTTCGATATCCACGGTAACGGTGTTCCCGTTGGAATGCGTGCCGTTGATCGCATAGAGCAGCAGCGTATAGACGCCATCGGGGTCGACCATCAAGGTTAGCTGGCCCTCGCCCTTGTGGGTGTTGGACAGCTTGCAATAGAAGCCTTCAAGCTCTGTATCCACGGCGGACACGTTCCAGAACCCGCCCGACCACAAGGGGAACTCCTCGGCCGCGACCGGCTGGGCAAGTGATGCCCAACCAGCGAGCAAGACGGAGAGCGCCTTACGAAATTTCATCGGCCTTGCCCTCCTCGATCTGTTTGGCGTCTGCAGGGGAGCTAACGGCAAAGGCCGTGTGATCGACGCCCAGCGCTGCAAGGTGCTCTTGTGCGGCTTTGGCGGCCTGTGAGGCGGCCAATTTACGCCCCGCCTCGGCGTCGTGCTCTACGCTCTGATTGAACAGCTTCACCGGGTCGGAGATACGCTGATTGATCCAGAGGAGCGGCTTTGAGCGGTCGTAGTCGATACGGTTCGTCGCGTCGTCCACAATCCGGGCCACTTTGATTTCGCGACCGTTATTGATCGGGACAAGCACCCAGTCACCTTTGTCGAACACCTCGGCGCTTTTGTAGCTGTAGACGCCGGTAGAGTAGTGGAATTTCAGGGGTTCATGCGTGAAATATCCGGCGCCGTCTTCGATATCATCATCGTCAGAGTGAGCCTGCAAGGAGCGGGTTTTCGGTTTGCTCGGGTTCTGCAGGAATTTGACCGAATACACGCGGACGTTATTCATTACCTGCAGGGCGAGAATTGAGTTATGGATTTGCATAATAGGGGGTTCCTTTGGTTTCGTTGGTGGTTAGAATGGGGGCTCATCGCCCGGGTGGTTCGGTCGCCACGGTGGCGGGTTATTTGGTGGAGCGTCCGGGGATCGAACCCGGCGGGCGTGGCGTTTAAATTCCGACCCGGCAACCTGCACACCCCTTGATAGAACACCTAGGCGATTGAGCTCGGCCTCGACATGCGGGGGCAGTTTCAAACGCCTAGTTTGGCTGCACATTCGGGGCCGAGCCCTCTTGCGATACTTTCGGGATCTGTCAGCCTGCGTTTGCAGCGGCTGCATCGCCCATTATGCCAGAGCTCCACAGTAGTGGGCATGTGGCCGGATTTCAACGCCCCCAAAAGCCATTTGAGCGCCTTGAACGCTGGGTCTTGTGCGTCGCCGTTCCGTCCAGAATGCAGCACCGGGCCGCTCTTTGTGGCGCGCAGATAGCCGATGTAGTTATCGGCCACCCCATAGCGGACAAGTAGGGTGGAGACGCCGCGACTGATCTTATAGTCGAGCCTCTGGCCCGTGCGAGCCGACACAAGGCCGAACTCTGCGGCCCCTCCCGTGATGTAGGAGAGGGCGGCCTTGGGGTCGACTATTAAGCCGACAGGGGGTTGTGGTGTGGTTTGCATAGTCTCGGCCCCTTACAACGCGATCACAAGGCCAGCGGCGTGCAGCTTACTCTCTACCACGCCCCGGATATCGTGATGGACTTGGATCGTCAGGCGACGTTGATCGCCACGCAACATCGGCCCCAGAACGTCGCCAAGATCGCAGAGGCCCGGCATGGCCTTCTGCAGTCGCTTCATATGCACGCGGTAGGTGCTGGGGGTCGTCACGCAGCTGATAGTGCAGATATCGCTGGCGGTGCGGATCAGGGCTTTATCGGTCATGGCGGGTCTTCCTTGTGTCTAGCTTATGTGGGACAGAATACGGATTACGCTCTACCTGTCAACAGCCTTTTTAGGCGCCCCTCGGCGAGATCTGTGTCGCCCCGGCGCACGGCGTCGAGCGCCCAACGGATTTCGTGCTCAAATGTGGACCCCCCGGTCGCCTTGCGTGGCGGTATTGTCGGAGGTGCCGGCCTTTCGAGGCGCAGGCGCAATGCGAGCCCGGACAGCGTGCCGCGAACATGCTGTAGGGCCTCGCGCCGGTCGGCCTCTGGGGCATCGCGCAGGAGTTGGGCCAGCGCGTCACAGTGGCGGCATATCGCTTGGATCTCTGATTTTGGGGTTCGCTTGAATAGCATAGTAGGGGCTCCGTTTCTGGTGCTGGCAGTTTCGGATATATTGTTATCCGGGTCAATCGCGAAAAACCACCCATACAGGGGGCGAAACCTGTTGACTAGGGTAAGAGTATATGGGATAGTCACTACATCGAAACGAGCTAGACACCAAGGAATAAAGCAAATGACTAAAGCATTTACCAAAGGCCAGAAAGTTCACTACATCGCACGCTGGGACGGCGTTCAATTCACCGTTCGCACCGCCATTGTGTATTCCTGCGGCAAAAAGCGCATGGTTCTGACCGACGCGGTAAGCGGTAAGGAAATGGGCCGCAACTTCAACCCCAACGGCGTCGACAGCTACATCGTAGAGTGCGGCACCGTTACCGCTGGCACCTTCGCGGGGCTGACCGATGAGGAAGCGCTGGCCAAGGCAAAGGAAGCAAGCGCGGCTTACATCAAGAGCGAGATTGAGTTCTACACCAAGGCAGCAAAGGCACAACAGTTCGGCACCGCCTACACCACCAGCATGGCGGACAAGCTGGCAGAGGCCAAAAAGGCACAGCCTAGCGCCATCGAGTACCCTGCAAAATACCGCTAACCAGACGGGGGCTGCAAGCCCCCCAGCCACCCCGGAAAGGATCTGACCATGACCCAGCAATTTGAAACCCTCGCAAAAATGTTTGCAGCAGCAGAGCGCAACCGATGCGCAACCAACAGTGACCGTGATTTCGTGTTGAAAGAGGCGGCCAAGCTTTCCGAAAAGAAATCATAGAAACCCAACCACCCCCTAGGAGATCCTCCCATGCAACAAGATAAACGCTTCACCGCTACCGACATGCATAACGCCGCTTATGTCCTGTGTACGTTCTTTGAGGCAAAGGCCGCATTTGAGCGGACAAAGAGCCGCTATTTCCTCGGCAAACGGGCAAGCCTTCTTTTAGGCGCGGCCGAACTGGTCCAGCGGTTTGAGAGGTGCAACGAAATCATCCTGATCGACACTGAAAGCGATACGGCGGTCATTGCGGCCCGGAACGTTGTCGAACTGAGCACGAAATGATGCGCCCAGCTGTTTTTGCCTCTCTTATAGCGGCTACAGTCTTTATCCCCTTGGCCGTGGCTTACGGCATTGTCGCACTGATCACGTGGGATGGGTTGTGGTTCTGCCAACTCGGGCACCTGCACACATTGACGCGGATCGTGGCCCTACTCCTGTTCGCCGTTTTGTGGGCGGCGCTGATCGTGGTCGCAGCGTTCATAGGTCAGGTGACGGCTGACATATACCGCAACAAGTCGAAATGAATAAGGGGGCCAGCTGGCCCTCTTTTCTTATGTCAGGTCGTACAGAAACACCGCACCCCCCACCTGTACCGTAGACAGGCAGATCTGGATACGGTGCGGGCTCTCATCGTCTTTTGGGTTCCACGGCTGACCGGCAAGCCACGTCTCGACCTTTCGTCCGACAAAGAATGACAGGGCCGGGCCGTTGGTGCCTGCATCAAACAGGGTGGGGTGGGCGAGGCCTGCGCGTTTCAGTTTCATCAGATCGTCGGCGTATGGGTCATTGTTGTCGATCAGCAGGCGTTCGTGGAACAGGTCGCGGATCATTTCGTCGAGATCCGCAAGCCCTTTATCGGGAATGACTGTGGCGCCGTACCCGGCGGTAGGGACTTTGATCACAAAATCGAGCTCGATCTCTACCGGCAAACCCACTAGGCCCCCGTCCGGGCGGCGAAAAACGCAATCCATCGGGCCCGATTTGTATCGCTGATAAAATGGCATCCTATTTCCTCCTGCGGTCATGGTGTTGGCCCGCGCTTGTCAGGCCGTGGAACTTACGCCAGCGGGGGAATGCCGATTTCATCAACTCGGCAGTGACGCCGGGCAGGTGTGCCGCCACTTCGCCGCGTTTCGGGGTCCGCCCCAGCCTGCGATATACGACGTCCGCCATATCCCACACCTCGCGCGATTTGGTGCCTAGGGCGGGCTCCTGAACGCCGTTGCAAACCTTGGCAGCGGTCGGCTTGAAAAACGGCCGCAGAGCCGCAGGCGAGCGACTACGTGCCCGGGCCCGGCGGATCGACTTGTCGAGGCCCTTCTCGCCGCGCACCTTGGCATAGTAGACCTTGGCGGTGTTCGGGTTGACCCCCAGAGCCACAAGGGCTTTGAGCGCCTCTGTGCGCTCATCTAGGCGCCCCTCCTCATGCCACTTGTTCAAGAGATCCCGGCACACCTTGGCAGGGTTCTTGACCGT